CCGTTGGCGGTGACTTCGAGATCCCATACCAGCCATCCACCAACTGGTCCCAAGGCGGCCCGCTGATAACCCGCTTCAACATTGATCTGACTATCGAGCGGAACGACCTGATTTACGCCAGCGTTTGCGATGACTCCGGGATGCCAGTTATCCCCGGCGATGTGAATGGCGCGTTCGGCTCGACCCACCTCATAGCTGCTTGCCGGGCGTTGGTTGCCTACAAAACCGGCGATTGGGTGTGCATCCCGAAGGAGCTACTGTTTTGACTTGGTCCCAACTCAAAACTCTCCTGAACACTGCAAAGGTGCTGCACGACGGCCGCGGTGGATTCGCCTTCTCTCCGGCGCGTGCCTCGAAAGGCGCAGGCAAATGAGGCTGTTCAAGGCAAAGGCGACCCGCGCGAAGCCGGTCGACCGCGAAGGCTTGGAGCAGGCCGCGCTGATCAAGGAACTCGAACTGTCCCTGCCGGCCGTGGCCGCTTTGATCTACCACGTCCCCAACGGCGGGCACCGTCACAAGCTGGTCGCCATCAAGCTGAAGGGGCAGGGCGTCAAAGCGGGCGTGCCAGATCTGGTGCTGCCGATGGCGCGCGGGGGCTACTTCGGCCTTTACCTCGAGTTCAAGGCGACGGCGCCGAACGATGCAGCGGTGTCGGCCAGCCAACACGCGTGGATCCGCCGGCTGAACGATCAGGGCTATCTGGCGATCGTGTGCCGGGGCCACTTCGACGCGATGGAGCAGATCCGCGCTTACCTTCGACTTCCTCAGACCATGGTGGCCGCGTGAGCAATCAATTTCAGCCGGGCGACTTGGCGTTGACAAAGGTCTTCGATGCCGACATCCCGGCCGGCAGTCAGGTAGAGCTGACCGAGCGCATCGAGAAAGGCGCCTTGGTTCGCGGCAAAGGCTATTTCCGGGCTCCCTCGCCAGGGTGGTATGTGATTCAGCAGAGCTCGGGCGTTAGCACGGCCTATGCCGATCACGAGCTGATTCCACTCCGGGGCGAGCACGATTCGGCAGAGCAGAAGGCCAAGGCGGTGTCGGCATGACCACAGCCGCGGTGAAGATCACCGAAGCCGAGATCAAACGGCAAGCGGCGGGCACAGTTCAGGACGTGCGCGACCTCGAAAACAAGGGGCTGTACCTGCGCTTCAACAAGGCCCGCACCGGTGGTTCGTGGTACCTGGTATCGAAAGGGAAGTGGAACCCCATCGGCACTTTTCCCGAGCTGACGCACAAGCAGGTCGTTGCGGCGCTGCCTTCGGCCCGCCTGCGTTTGGCCGCCGGCGAGGGCGCGAGTCTGTCGAAGTGGGACACCGTAGGCGAACTGCTGGATTGGTTCTCCAACCGGATGTCGCGCGATCGCAATCTGTCGGCCAAGCGCAAGAACACTGGCGCATCGATGATCAAGTGCCACCTGAAGCCGCGCCTCGGAGAGTTTCCGCTGATCGGCACGGACAAGGCCAACCTCGACGCCCTGCTGATGTGGCCGCTGCAGGAAACCATTTCCATCGACTACGTGCGTTCAGTGTTTCAACTGCTCGCCCTGGCATTCCGTCAGGCGGCCAAGCTGGGGATGATCACGTCCAACCCGATGGCGGCGATTCGGTTCAACGACTTCTCCAAGGCCAAGGTAGGCATCAAGCCGTCGCGCCTTCGCGGCGTTCAGCTTGAGGGCCTGATCGGGCAGTTGACCAAGGTCATGGACACCAACCCGCTGGATTCCATGCTCGCGCTGATGATGCTCTGCCACGGCACGCGGATCGGAGAAACCCGGATGGCGCGCTGGGCGCATATCAGCCTGGCCGAGCGTGAATGGTTCATCCCCGCCGAGAACACGAAAACAGGTGTCGAGCACCACTTACCCCTGACCGAGCAAGTGTGCGCGCTGCTGACACGGTATCGCGACGTCCAGTACGCCCGGGGCTATGACGGTCAGTATTTGTTCCCCGCGCGCAACGGCAAGGCATTGGGTGAGGCTCAGGGCTGCGCAGTGTTCCGCCGGTTGGGGCAGGGCGAGTGGACCAGTCACGACCTGCGCAAGGTGGCGCGCACTGGCTGGGCAGACTTGGGCGTGGACCACCTGATCGGTGAGCTGCTGATCAACCATGCGATGGGTCACAACGTGAAGGTTTACATCCAGTCGGACGTGATGAGCCGCAAGCGCGATGCCTTGGAGAGGTGGCACGCGCATCTTGATCAGAAAGGGCTTGGACTGATTCACGGATTGACCGGCTTTAGATTTGAAGATTCTGGTAATGCGCTGGAAGCCACGGCGCACATGGCCTGCAACCCTATTCAAGAATCAACCATAGGCGAGGTTTCAAAATGCTGATTTTGGTCGATCCGCGCCGGGATCTGGCAGTTCAGCCAGGCGATATCAGCTCAATGCAGATGATTTCCGGCAGCGCGATCCTCATCCCGGGCTTGAACGATTCGGGGCACGTGGACCTCGGTGCGGTGCACGCCCAGATCATGGAGGCCAGCAAGTGAAGAGCCACGGGCCAGCCTTTCGGAAGGAGTTGAAGCCGCTGATGGAGTGCGGGATCTGCCGCGGCGCGACGGTCGTGCGCGGCATTTTCCATCAGCTGGATTGCGACCACTGCAACGCCTCTGGCTGGGTCTGCGCCATCACCGGGGAAGCGCTGCCTCTGCCTGTGATGGTGCAGCAGCTCAACCTGAAGCTGCGCAGTGTCACCGCCGAGCTGAACCGGGCACGGCACAGCCAGGGCGGTGCCCACGAGCAATACGAACAGAACAACCGCCGCGGCGCCGGCGGCTCGAACTACACCGGCGACTGACCGGTACGAATATTTGATTGGGGGAGAGCAGCACATGAAGTTGATAGGAGCTCGTCAGGCCTGGACCGATTCGCAGCATGAGTCCGGGGCCTCAATCTCGGCGGTGGCTATCGAAACCGCTAAATCAGGCATCAAGAAAAGCAAGGCGCGGATACAGCGCCGCGACGCGCTATTTCCCGCCATGGGCCCGGAGGAAAACGAGAAGGCTGGCCGTTTCCCGGTGCTGGGCCAGCGCATCAGCATCAGCGAAACGCGCAGAACGCCTGCCGGTCGATCCACCGCCCGCGCTGCCCACCTGACCATGATGGGCAAGTTTCAACGTGCGATCGGGTCGCTGCCGTTCCAGGTGCAGCAGTTCGGGCACTACATGTACTCGCCGATCCCGAACATGCGCTACGTGATGAATGCCGTGCTGCTGATCGCCACACGTGCGGAGCTGTCCGAGCTGAAGCCGTTGCGCCGCGCTCGCGCTCAGTACCTGGTGACGGCCGCGCTTCAGTCATTCAAGTGCGAAGTGACCGGCGCTTCTGAGTGGGGCCCGGCACGTGTCGCTGAAGAAATGAAGGCCTTCTATGGCATCACGGTTGATCCGAACAACTGGAATCGGGACTGGAAGCCGACGTGGGAGATGCTGAAGGCCACAATCAAGGAAGTGGATATTGAGGCGCAATGGCCGCTTTGGCAGGTAATTCACGCGGAAAAGGAGGAAGGTGCGGCATAAAATCTTGCGCTGAATGGAAAAGCCAAGTACATTTCCCATAGTGCGCAAGTTACCTCAGCCGCACCCAAACTTAGAACCCGGCCTAGCGCCGGGTTTTCTCGTTTTCGGCCCTGCCACACCCATCGCTCCGAGCTGGGAGTGCTGTGGGGCCGATTCATTTCCGATCCCGAAAGGGTGGATGTCGGACTACGACGAACATGCCTGAAAAATCACCTGACTTCTGGGCGCAGGTCTGGCTCGTCCTGTCGAATCCGCTCTGGCAAGGAGCGATCATGGCCGCAACCATTTCACTGCTGCGCGTGCTTTATGAAGGAAAAGAGGCCAACAAGTGGCGGGTCGTGCTTGAGGCGCTGATCTGCGGCGCGCTGAGCCTGTCTGCCAGCAGCGTCATCGAATGGATGGCCTGGCCGTCGAGCCTGTCTGTCGCAGCCGGCGGCACCATCGGGTTCATCGGTGTCACCGCGATCCGCGAACTGATCATCCGATTCCTCGGCCGCAAGGCGGACTCACTATGAGCCTCGAACCCGTTGTCGCAGTAGCCAAGGTCGGCTCCACGTTGCGAACTATTGCAGTCGCCATCGTGATTGTCATCGTGATGAGCCTGCTGATTGCGATTCAACAGATACAAGTAGTCACGTTGAAGGGCGCCGTCACTGTCGAGGCCAAAGCCAAGCAGGAAGCGGTGGATGCGAACAACGCCAGCCAGGCGACGATCACCACGCTGCGCGCGGAGGCAGAGCGCAATGCTGCTTATACCGCCGACCTGAACAAGCGGATCAAAGCCAGCGAAGAAAAGGCCAAGAAGGCGAGGAAGGATTTCGATGATCTCAAGCGCAACAGCAAACCTGTTCGTGATTGGGCTGCTCAGCCTTTGCCTGACGGCCTGCGCGGCAAAGCCGCAGGTGGTAACAAAGACAACAGCCATAAGGCTGGAAACCCCTGAAATGATCCCATGCGAGCGCGTTAATGCAGACGATACCGATCTGCGTGACAACGGCGACGTGTGGGAACTGAAGGATCAGGCCATAAAACTGCTCGACACGTGCGCCGACCAGGTTGACGCACAGATCGTTCGCAGCAAGAGCAAATAGTCAGCGGGGTCATAGATGAATCGGCAGCAGATAAATCTCGCCCAGCAGCTGTTCTACGAGCGAGACAAACTCCAGTCGCTGCTGGATATCGTCACCTCAGGCAAGGGATTGGCTGTGTCGATCGGTGGGACATGGCAGGGTGACGATGTAGCGACTCAGGTCCAGCGTCCGCTGCGCGATTACTACCAGCAGAAAATCCAAGCCATCAACGCGCAGCTCAAGCAAATTGGCTGGACCGAGCAGTGAAGAAGTCTTGGTCAGTGACAGCCCCAGGCTATCCACCATTCCCCATGATCATGCAGGTCGACCACGATCACGCTGGTGCCCTGGCATTTGCGCGCTGCAAGTGGCCGGACTGCAGCGTTGAGTAGTCTCATGGACAATCAGAAACCGCCTTTCAGGAACCCGCCGCCTCCGACCACCGAGTGGGCTGGCCGACCTGCTGGCTGGCA